CTGTTTGAGCCGAAGGCGAGTTTGCGGCGCGCACAGCGAAACGAAGTGACGGAGTAGCTCAGCAGACGCAGCCTTGATTTTTTGGTACTTTTGCATCAAGGCAAAAGTACGTACATGGTTTGGGTCAAGCCAGAAAGAACATACACGTTAACATCAAGGCAAAAGTACAATACGATCTTAAAAATAAAAATCAAACATTTATACCCATATGAAACTATCAAAAAATTTTACGTTGGACGAATTTACCCATAGCCAAATGGCTATCGAACGGGGAATATTGAATGAACCCGACGCCAAACAGCGCGAGGCTATCGGGCAGTTAGTAGATCATTTGTTGCAGCCACTTCGGGAACGAATAGGCGAAGCCATTGCCATCACCAGCGGTTTTCGGAATCAGGAAGTAAACCGCCTGGTGGGCGGCGTGCCCACAAGCCAGCATACAAAAGGAGAGGCCGCCGATTGTTACTGTACTTCCGGTCCGGAACATTTATTGCAAGTCTTGCTTGAGAGCGGTCTGCCATTCGATCAGGCCATTGTCTATAAGCGGAAACGCTTTCTGCATCTTTCGTATCGAAAAGACCGATGCCGGAAGATGGTGTTGTATAAGTAGGGGAGAATCTGAATGCTCGGTGACGGGAAAACCACGCCTAACGAGTGAATCAGGATGTGTCCTTGCTTCGATGCGGAAGACGAGTATAAAGGGTTTTGATCGAGATCTGATAAGCATTCTTAGATATAGTGGGTGGGGTGCCATGATTTATGTTATATAGCATAGAAGTGATGAAAGAACATTGTATTTGTTGTTTCTTCATCAAAAATACCTATTTTTGCATTAGAATTACGCTCATGGCAACGCACATCCGAAAGCAGCCGTTACTGCCGCTATTGAATAATGGGTGTGCCAACCCTTGAGCTTTTATTTTTTTATAACTATGAAAGAAAGTAATTATCCGCCTGTAAAAGTGGCGATTTTGATTGACGGAGGTTTTTTCATCAAAAGGTTTAATTCTTTATATAATAAGGATAAAAAGAAAACAGGAGAAGAAGTGGCTGAGATGTTATACACGATGGCTATGAAACATGTAGGAAACAAGAATACACTGTATCGCATATTCTACTATGATTGTTATCCGCTGGACAAGAAAGCACATAACCCTGTTACAAAACGTCCAATAGATTTCAGTAAAACAGATGAATACTCATTCAAAATGGATTTAATAAACGCTTTGAAAAAGAAGAGAAAAGTCGCATTGCGAATGGGAAGCTTGAAAGATAATCATAATTGGATGATACGTCCAAATACTGTCAAGGATTTGTTGTCTGGTAAAAAGAAATTGGAGGATCTGGTTGAAGGGGACGTTTATTTAGATGTGAAGCAAAAAGGAATTGATATGAAAATAGGCACAGATATATCATCTTTAGCTATCAAGGGATTTGTTGATACGATTGTGTTGTTTTCTGGTGATTCAGACTTCGTTCCAGCTTCTAAGCTTGCTAGAAGAGAGGGTATTGATTTTATTTTAGATCCGATGGGAGCTAATGTTGAACCTCAATTATTTGAGCATATTGATGGCATGCAAAGTACTACGCCATACGGAACGAAGAAAAAAAGTAAGTGAATAAAGTTTGAATAAGAGACGTAAAGGCGATCTTCTACAAAGGCCAAGGACCACCGCCTCTTTCATGTCCGGACGCTCTGAACCGACATTGAAGGTGGCGCGATTGTTGTGTCAGGTTCTAAACATTCAACCGGCTGCTATGTTGGGGTTGTAATGAAAATAAAGTAAATATCATATTTAGTGTTTGATATGAGAACAGTTGAAGTAATAGTTGAAGATGCAGGGAGTAATCTGAGTGCCTATATCGAAGGCGTTCCGGTTATTACGGTCGGTGACGACATGGAGGAAATAGAGAAAAATATGCAGGAAGCTATAGCGTTTTATCTGGAGTCATGCGAGGAAAAGAACATCACTCCAGTGGAAGTATTGCAGGGTGAGTTCACCCTAAAGTTCAAAGATCCATATACGAAAGAATGGATTAATGGGAAAGTATAAACAACAATAGTAGATATGGAATTTTTGGAATATAAAGGATATAAAGGTTCTGTAGAATATAGCAAAGAGGACGACTGCTTATTTGGCAAAGTGCAGGGATTACGAAAAGCCACTATCCTTTATGAGGGAAAGTCTGTGGATGAATTGCGTAAGGATTTTGAAGAAGGAATCGATAGTTATCTGGAAGGATGCAAGGAGTGTGGCGTGCAACCGGAAAATCCTTATAGCTGAAAACTTCAGCTGCGTATGACTTCCGAGCTGGGCAGATGAACTGGCGACTATATATTAAAAAACTTTAGGATAAGTAAAAGACAAGTGGAAATCCCAAAAACTGGACAAAATATCCTTTTTTTAATCTATTTGCGGAGAATTTCTTGAAAGAAAAAACGGAAGAAAATAAGCTAATAATCAATAACTTAAATTCTTCCGTCTGATGTGATCGGGCTGGGATTCGAACCCAGGACCCACAGCTTAGAAGGAGTTTTTGCTAATACGAATTATGTAATTGATTTACATGTAATTATCTTGTTTGCTAGATATGAAAAAGACAAGTTTTTTACAATTCCATGCTATTTGTATGCTCTTCCAATCCTATCTCCAGTGACCCAACCATCGCCAATTTGACAATCATTAATATCGACGATAGCTACGCCTTTTACGTTTAGACCATTGTTCAAAGCATCTTCAAGATATGTTTTTGCGAATATGTCAAAGTTGGCTCCAGGCATGGCGTCAACAGCAAGTACCAATATATTGGCATCTGTTAATTCCCCTCCATAGATATTTATTCTAGCATCGACCAAGCCTTCTATGTATTGTTCAGAAAGCTCTTTTTGTTCTGGAGAAGGTTTGCTACTTCCACAGCTTACTAATGTGCAGGATAAAACAAATATGGTTATAATTCTTTTCATGTTTCGCTATTTTAATTTATTCTTTAATTCATGGAATGAATCTACATTTTTCATATCCTCCCAATAATATTTTTTGTAGCGGCTTCTACTGAAACCTTCCTTGTTGTCGTAGGCCAGAATACATTCTTTATCGCATAATATGATCACGGAGGACATAAGTAGCTTGGCATAAGAGAAAGCCTGAAGAAAGGCAGATTCAACTTCTTTGTTATTTTTCATGTGATATTTTACCTCAATCAATACCTTCGCCGTCTCTTCTTCCGGCTTATTATTGTAGTGAAGTGCATAATCAGGAAAAATCCGATGTCCTCTTCCCGCATGAATAGGTAATTGACGTACATAATCCTTATGCTCATACCAACCCATGCTATTCAATAATGGCTCTAAGAGATTAATTTCAACATCCCTCTCATTCTCTACTACTATTCCTTCTGGTAATGAAGGGGTATAAATTTGCGGAAGTACGGATGTGTCAAATCCTTTGGCTTCTATCATCCTCATAAGCTCCGCATAATCCTTTCCAGTTGCAGGCCATCCGTTCACTCCCTGGAAATTCTTTCTGACGAGTGGATGGTCTGAAAAGTATTCGTCGTCTTTCAGCTCCTTTAAAGTGATACTCGGAATTTCTATTCTGTCCCCAATATATGTATTGCTATAATAATGGAAGAATGGGTCTATTACACCGTCAACCTGCGCTATCCATAAACAGGTGATTGCGCTTACCGGTGATGTCTCATAGTGAATAAGAATATCTCCTTTCTTCGTTTCTTTATTCGATTGCCAGAATCCGGTAGTCCAATGTGTACCATATCCTTTAATCAATCCTCCAATGAACCACGCTGATGATGGTTTTGGCATATCTGTATTATCTTCTTTTGTCAGAAGATTGGGGGAATAGTCATACATGAATGCACTGAACTCATCGGGAGATAAGCTGTTTTCTGTCCTAAACTTGTAAAACACCTTACACAATTCCCAATAATACATACATCTGGCTTTATAGTCTGGCTTCTTTGGTATTGGAGGTAATTCGATTTCAAAGTAGTCAGCAAATCTTGTAAGCTGATAGAACTCGTCAATGTATATATATGGAAAGAAATATTCTCCGAATAAATGGTTCAACTCCATTGACAAGAATGGTACCAACTCCAGCATACGGTCAAAGTCTCCTATTTTGAGAACTACTTCCGATTCTATCATCAAACCGGTGGATATAATTTCCGCATACAGTTTTCCGGCATCATCCAAAGCTTTTAATACTGTTCCTTCATATTCGGATACTTTATAACACCAGAAATCTTCTAGTATCCCACAAATAATTTCAGAATTGAATTCGTCTTTGATTTTCGGGTTGTATTTCTCAAACAGACGTTCTTCATCAATCCACTCATTCCTGTCTGAAAAAGCGGCTATGGCGGACTTACCCTCAGGAGAGTTCTTGTATAGGTTCCAAAAGTATTGTTTGAATTTCATGAGATTATTTCATCGTGTTCATTCTGATGCTAAGCTTAATTATTGCCATAGCTTTTACAGATGATAGAGGAAAATCTTTGGGCTGATGATATTGATTATAACTAACTAATTTAATCCAATCATCTCCTTTATCGGAATGGTTTACATATTTGACAGTCAGATATTCATCTCCATCCATATCAATTGAGACTAAATACATTTCACCAAAAAAGATATGTTGCATATCAAGAGGAATTTCTTTATAGGCAACAATATCCCCAGATTTGAGGAGTGGATACATAGAATCTCCTTTGACATATACAGCTCCATCACATTTCGGAATATTAGGGATATGTATCATTCCCAATATGTTTTCATCTTTATTATCAAATAGGTGTTTGAGATTTGCAGCTGCTTCTACATCGTACAGAATGACATTTCCATCTTCTTCGATCTTTTCTGCATAAGCAGGTTTATATATTGTTTCAACTTGAGATGTTCCTAAGTTTATCGTGGTACCTGTGATTATTTGGACTAATTCTCCAAGGTCCATATTTAAAGCTTTAGATATGGTTATCAAATCTGATAACTTTCTTTTTGATAAGTCATCGTATCTAACAATATTTGTTTCTGCTACGCCTAAAGCATCAGCTACGACTTTATTTGTAACGCCTTTATTCTTAATTATTTGCCTTAATGTTATCATATTTGATATATCAAATTAGATTTATTTAACGTAATAATATTATCAAATATGATGATGTTATCAAATATGATAGTATATTTGCATCATCAATAGTTCAATCACGAAAACAAAGGTAAAAAGAACGATTGATTAAACAAATAGTATAAACACATTAAAAGTACACGATTATGAAAACATTATTTGACATAATGCTTGACCAGCTCGAAAGAGTGAACAGAGAGGCGCAAGAATACGAGGATTATTTGGCTCAACAAAAAGAGAAAGACATGAACGATGAGCTGGCAGAATTAGAAGCCATGAGTGAAGATGAGGCCTGTGATTTTTACAAGGTAGATAGCAAAGCTGATGCTTCACAATTAATCAAAGACTATTATCAATATTTAGCATAACTCTCAAATACACACGATTATGAAGACAAATTTCAGACACAAAGTTTTTTGTATGGCTTATGAAATGATGAAGGCTACAGGTAAGACATTTGCCGTCTGCCTCTCAAGATCATGGGCTTTATACAGGTTGACAAAGCAGATGCACAAAGGCATAGTAGCTTTCGCTTATGAAAAAGCGGATGGTTCACTTCGTAAGGCAAAAGGCACATTGAAAGATATTCAGAAGTTCATTAAGGGTACCGGCACAGAGAATTACAAGACTGTCAGATATTTTGATATTGAAGCGAATGGTTTCAGATCATTTAAGGTAGAGAATTTTATCACTGCCTACTGATATAACAGCCCGTCCGGTCTCGATACCGGGTACAATCCGTAGAAGGTATGGCGGGCACAGATGCACACTTAACCGCAAAATAGCGGCCGTGAGATACAGAACATAAGCAGATCCGTTGACGTGTCCGGTGAGAGCGGTTCTTTCGATTGCAAGGGTATAGAAAAGACAGGTGACGTTATGTACGTTCAAACAGGCTTTAAGTAGTACGGCCACAATCATAGCCCGTCCAGTCTCGATTCTGGGTACAACCATAAACGGTTGGCGGGCACGAAACAATTAACAATATATATAATGGATTACAAGGTAGAAATAAGAGAACGAAAAGACGATGGGAAACTGGTAGTATCTGTTTGCGTTATAGAACTACCAGTTGATCGTCTTAAGAATTTAGAACACATCAAAGAGTATGTTGAAAATGCTGTGTCTTCATATTTGGAACTTGTTAATAAATAGGTAGTTAACTGTGAAAAGTCTCAAGGTATTCAACAAAGAATCCTATTAGAAAAAGAAAATCTTTAAAAACTTTTCCTTCATGATCAAGAGCTGGTAATATGCCATCTTTACATGTTTTGGGTAAATCTACCATCTCTTTGTTTAATGGTAGATTTGGGTCGAATGCGTAAACAAGGTGAGTGAATTTGATGGCTTCTTCATACAGCGACGGGTTATAAAAGATCATATCATCTAGTGTTGGTTTGAAGGACTTGTATTCTGTAAATATCTGTTCAACATTGTTCTGAATGGCTTTTGCCAAATCTAAGTACTTTTTTGTTTCCATGATTTAATCTTTTAAAGTTCACATTGCAAAGGTAAGCAAACCCTCTGAAAAAGCGTGATGCTGATGACCGAATCATCCAGAGGGAACGAATCAAAAAAAATAACGATATGGAATCAATATTCAAATCTAAGTCGCAAGCAGTATTATTTCTACTGTCTTCAATTATATCAATTGTCTGTTTTATAGGCATGTTTTTCAATCCTCTGCATATAGTAACATTTGCTATGTCGGCAGTGCTTTCTATCGCAATCTACAAAGAAAAGAATTGGTAATTAATAATATATGGATTATGAAAACAAAAGATGAATTAGAGAAACTGGAAAAGGAAGAACTGATCTCTATGGTGATGCAGTTACAAAGCAATTATGATCTATGGTATAATTCAGCCCAAAAAGCAGAAAGAAAACTGGAGGCTGTAAAGAATACGATCAGTTCTTTGGTGGTATTCATAGACTAATCGGCAGACGGTCTGAGTCCGGGTTCGATTCCCGGATGCTAACTAATTTAAAAATTTAATGGTATGGAAAAAGTAAATAGCAAAAAGATCATGAGGGAGATGAATATCGGTGAAGAAGTTGCTTTTCCGATTTCCTCTCTGGAGACCGTCCGTAACAATGTGTATCTGCTCAATACCAAATTCTACCTGCAGAAGAAAAGGTGGGAATCAGTTTCTAAAAAAGAAGAGGGACTGGTAACAGTCAGACGAATATCCTAAAGAAAAAAGCACACGATTATGGATAGGATATTGAAGGAACTGACTCCTGAGTGTGAAATTACCGCACGTCTTTATGCCCAAGGGTATGAGAAAAAGGAGATTGCCCAGATAAAATGCAGGGCCGTGAGTACGATCAACAATCAGTTACAAAAGGCATTTGAGATTCTTCATGTCAGGAATGGCCGAGAACTAGCCATGATGCTTTTTGAAAGAATTTCAGGAATACACCTTTCTATGGATTTCAGCCCAAAAGTGAGGTCGTTTGTAGCTGGATGTTTCTTAATGATTTTCTGCCTCAGCCTGTTTGAGGATAGCCAACAGGATATGCGCAGAATGAGGCGTATTAGAATAGAATACAGAATAAGGAGGACTTCATGACAATAAATGAGGATGTATTAAAGATCGTCTTGAATGATAAGACTTTTGGACAACGTACAGCCGCCTCTATTGTTGGAGGTCGTGGTAGGTTGTTTGATCTGGTAGGGAAGGGGCTGATCCGGACCGAGAAGAAATCAAATACACAGAACGGTAAATGGTTCTGTAATGCGTGGGATGTTATTAAATATGCAACTATAAAGTAATTAACATATATAGATTATGGATGAAAAATCAAATTTGTATCAAAAGATACAACTTGTTTCTAACGAGGTGAAAAATATAGAAAAAAATATGGTCGTAGGTAAGGGGAACTATGCATATAAAGCTGTACAAGATATCGATGTTACCCTTGAAGTAAAAGAAGCTGAAACGAAGTATGGACTTGTAAGTATTCCTATTAAGCAAGAGCTTGTCAAGTCTGAAGTTATCCGTATAGTAAAAGAGGGTGGAGGAGAATCCATTAATTATATGGATATTGTAAAAATGACTCTACGTATTGTTAATTTAGATAATACGTCGGAATATGTGGATGTTGAGAGCTTTGGTCGAGGTCTAGATCCTGGTGACAAAGGATTTGGAAAAGCTTCTACTTATGCTCGTAAATATGCTTTACTAAACGCTTACAAAATTGCTACTGGGGAAGACCCCGATGAAAGTAAATCGAAAGATCAAACCCCTGTGACTGTTGATGAAGTCAAAAATGCAGTTATTGGTTATATGATGATTGATAATAATTTTACTCAAAATATTCTATCTTATTTCAATGTTGGAAATCCAGAAGATATGACTAGTGAACAATTCAAAATGGCATATAATAATCTCAAAAAGAAAGGGAAGATATGACAGAGACTATGTATTTAGGAAGTGGTGATATCCATGCTTTAATGAGTGGTAAAAACACAAAATCACATATTGCTCTCATGCAGCGTTTTGTCAGTGGAATAAAACCATATTATAATGCTTTCGCTAGTCCAATCGATGCTTTACGAACAGGAGCTATTCTTGAGAATAGGTATTTGCTCACTTTACCAGATAATTATTTTTCTCAATATGTTGTCATGTCTAATGAAATGAATGTATTTAAGTGTAGTCTTGATTTTGCTCGTATTGAGAATGGAAAGTTAACGGATTTTGATGAACTTAAGACGTTGTATTTATCTGATTATTTGGATTTCATTGAGCCAATAAAGAACGATAATAAAGCTTTGGTTGAATATGTCAAGAAGAAGCATAAAGCTTACTACTATCAAGTGCAAGAGCAATTATATTGTACTCAATTAGAAAGTTGTAATTTGGTATTTTTATCCGTTACTACATATGATGATGAGTCCAATTGGCATCGTAATATTCATCCCAATGAATACTGTAAAATACGAATTTCACGTGATGAAAATGTCATTAATAAGATAAAGGATCGAGGACTTATATTTCAACAAATAAAAGATTTTTATTCAAATTAATATGCCTAATCAGATAACCGGAAGGCTGGTCGCTATCGGCCAGACCCAACAAATCCCATCCAAAAATGGTGGCAACCCGTTTCTGAAACGTGAGTTTATTCTTGACGCTACGACTCACGACCCTTATACAGGGGAACGAAGCCAATACGAAAACATTTTGCCACTTGAAGTAAGTGGCGACAAATGTACCGAACTTGACCAGTTCAGAATCGGCGATGTGATAACGGTTTCCTTCGCCCTTCAAGGTCGGGAATGGACAAATCAGGACGGACAGGTTAAACGCATGGTGTCAATCAGGTGCTATAAACTGGACGTTCGGCGATCAGTATACCAGTCGGCCCCAGCACTTGCCCAGCCGGAGGTGATACCGCAACAATTTCCTCCAGAAGTAAATGCAAATGGAAATCCTAAAGACGATTTACCTTTCTAGCCTATGAGTTTATTTAATCTAAAAAATGAATATGATATACCCAAGTTTAAGGCTTATGTAAACAAGTTGTTCCAGGAACGTGCAGTAGTAGAGGTGAGAAAGAAACTGCCTAACCGCACGCTGGCCCAAAACAGCTATTTACATCTGCTTTTAGGGTATTTTGGTAGTGAGTACGGTTGCAGCCTCGATGAAGCCAAAATTGACTTCTATAAGAGGACTTGTAACCGTGATTTGTTTGAGAGAAAGACAGTCAATAAGAAAGGAAAAGAAGTAACCTATCTGAGAAGTTCTGCTGAGCTGACAACTGGTGAAATGACCCTTTCGATTGACCGCTTCCGGAACTGGAGCGCATCTGTCGCTGGTATCTATTTGCCGGCTGCCAACGAACAACAGATGCTTATCTATGCACAACAGGAAATGGAACGAAATAAAGAGTTTATTTGATTATGGACAAATTTTTAGGACAAGACATTCCTGAACAGGAACGCTGGCAGTTCTTGCAGGACAATGCCGATGCAGTAGAGAAAATCGGCTACACACACCGATTCACCCCCGAAGAACTGGCTCAGAAGAAAGAAACCTTAGCCGAGGTATCCATCACCATCAATGATGTTGAGATAGAAAAGAAAGAGGCTATGGAAAGCTTCAAAGAACGTCTGAAGCCTTTGAATGAAGAAAAGCAGGAACTTCTGGACCACATCAAAAGAGGTTCGGAGTTCGTGGAAAATGAAGAATGCGTTAAAATCCTCTTTCATGAGGAAAAGATGGCTGGATTCTATAACAAGTTAGGTGAGTTGGTTTATAGCCGTCCTATCATGCCACAAGAAATGCAGAAAACAATGTTTAGTATTAATCGTAAAACAGGAACAGAATCATGAGTGAGAACAAGATCAATTTGATTGTACCGAAAGATTATAACGGCAAATCTGTCGAAGTAGTATTGAGAGAAGGTAATGCCCCTGTTGCTCTTGATCCGAAAGAACCGGAAAAAGTTGTTATCAGTGGAACTATCGATGCACCTTTCAGATGGCTGGAGAAGCGTGTTGAACTGATTAATCAAAAATCGGCCAACATTATCGTAAATCGTGATAAGATGGGGCTGGCTTTAACCATTGACGAAACCAACTACTATCAGACTAAAATAGGTGGAATCCTACAGCCGTCAAAGGAAATGCAGGAATTCGGCATCAATACCGATAAGAAGTGGGAACCTATCAAACTGTCTCAATTTTTCAAGATGCACCGTGCTTTCTTCAAGGATAAGTCAGAGAACATGATGCTGGTTTCCACTTTGAAGAATTTCAAGGCAAAAGTGAATCAGGACATTGAACGAAGCAAGGAAGAAAACGGTAGCAAAATAGACAACTATTCACAGGTTGTAGATTCCAATCTTCCGAAATCCTTTAAACTGAATATCCCTCTTTTCAAAGGATTCGCCTGTGAAGAAATCGAGGTTGAAATCTATGCAGATGTGGATGGACGGGAAGTTTCTCTCTCTTTGGTCTCTGCTGGTGCGAATGAGGCCATTGAAGAATACAAAAACAAGGTGATTGACGAACAGATTGAAACAATCAAAGGTATTGCACCTGACATCGTAATCATCGAAGTATAACTGACAGCCCGGAAAGACGGGCATTTGGTATTGTGGCGGAATTGGTAGACGCTGACAACTCTCAGTAGACTTGGTTACGATGTTATGAAAACAGGACATCAATGTAAAACGAATCATACTGTTCTACGCTAAAGACGTGAAGATTGCCAAGCATTGCAGGTTCGAATCCTGCCGGTACCACAACCCTTTTGAAGAAAATCCGTTTTGAATCCGAGAGTAGGGCGAAGATAGCGCAGGTTTTATCCGCGCGGCATCGGTCAGCCGTTGACTCTATCTGAAAGGTAATGCGAAATCGGAAAGGATTGGAATGTATGGTGTGCCCCGAAGAATATGCTTCGGGGCTTTTAATTTACTAACTTATGAATGAAATATTTACTGGTAAGATTTGCCCCTATTGTGGTAAACCTACCGAATATGTGGATAGCTCTGTAATTTACGGACGTTCATACGGTATGATTTATCTCTGTCGTGATTGTAGGGCTTATGTCGGCGTACATAAAGGTACAGACCAAGCATTAGGACGTTTGGCAAATGCAGGACTAAGAGAAGCAAAGAAGGAAGCTCACTTCTATTTTGATCAGATAGCCAAGACAGACCTTATAAATAAGATTTGGAAGAAACATATCCCTAATACATCCAACAGGAATAAGGCATATTTGTGGTTATCCATCCAACTTGGAATACCACGTGAAATCTGTCACATAGGTATGTTCGATGTGAAGGATTGCAGAAGAGTTGTTGAACTATGTAAACCATTAGTGCAATGCCATACTACATAAAACGAAAACCTAAAAAGAAGAAAGAAAAACCTTTACCCCTATTTGACAAGGCGGGTATCAAAGTAAAGAAGAAGCCGGATCTAGTGGCCAAACTCGATAAAGTTTTCAGCCGCTATATCCGGCTTCGTGATTGTATGCCGAACGGGTATTTCCGCTGCATCTCATGCGGCCAGATAAAGCCATACGAGCAGGCTGATTGCGGGCACTTCCATTCACGCCGCCACATGGGCACACGCTTTGACGAGGACAACGCCCATGCGGAATGCCGGGCTTGCAACCGGTTCAGTGCGGATCACCTGATACGCTATGAAGCGAACCTGAAGGCAAAAATCGGTCAGATGCGCTTCGATAAATTAGCGTGGAAAGCTGGTCAGCCAAAGAAATGGACTGATTTTGAATTAATAGAACTCACGAAGTATTATAAGGCTTTGGGAGATAAACTGAGTAAGGAGAAAGGCTTATGAGTTACGTGTTGCGAGATTACCAACAGAAAGCCAGCGACGCGGCTGTCAGCTTCTTCGCCAACAAAGCCAAGAAATCCAATGCTATCATGGTATTGCCCACGGGCGCCGGAAAGAGCCTCGTGATAGCCGACATCGCCAGTCGCCTTGAAGGGCACACGTTGGTATTCCAGCCTTCGAAAGAGATCCTGGAACAGAACTACCTGAAATTATGCTCTTATGGCATTATGGACTGTTCCATATATTCAGCCTCGTTCGGCCGGAAAGACATATCAAGGATCACGTTCGCCACGATAGGGAGCGTGAGGAACCATCCTGAGCTGTTCCTGCATTTCAGGAACATCATCATTGATGAATGCCACTTGGTCAATCCGAAGGAAGGTATGTATAAAGAGTTTCTTTCAATGCTGAGATGCAAGGTACTTGGATTGACGGCCACGCCTTACCGGCTTTCCTCGAGCCGGGATTTCGGGAGCATGCTGAAGTTCATTACCCGAACCCGGCCATGCGTGTTCTCCGAGGTTATTTATCAGGTCCAAATCTCAACCCTGCTTGATATGGGCTACCTCTCGAGACTGAATTACTATCCGATGAATCCAGTCGGATGGAACGAACTTAACCTGAAGGTGAACACGACCGGTGCCGATTACACGGATAAATCTGTGGTAAAGGAGTATGAACGTATCGACTTCTACGGGTTTCTCGTGAGTATAGTCCAAAGGCTTATGAACCCGAAAAGTGGTGTCAAGCGTAAAGGAATATTGGTATTCACAAGGTTCCTGAAGGAGGCGGAAAGGCTCACGATGTCTATACCAGGAACGGCCATCGTTTCTGGCGAAACGCCTAAATCCACAAGGGAAATGATATTAAGGCAGTTCAAGTCCGGGGAAATCCCGGTGGTAGCCAATGTTGGCGTACTCACGACCGGATTTGATTATCCCGAGCTTGACACCATCGTCATGGCTCGTCCTACGATGTCACTCGCCCTGTGGTATCAGATCGTGGGCCGTGCCATCCGTCCCCATCCAAACAAGGAGGCCGGATGGATCGTCGATCTCTGTGGTAATATCAAACGGTTTGGCGAGGTCAAGGACTTGCGACTGGTGGACGGAGGAAACGGCAAATGGGCCGTGTATTCGAACAATAGGCAGTTGACTAACGTAAGATTTTAAGGTTATGGATGTTCTGGAAATTATTCACCGCTTACGGGATAAGCGCCGAGCGGAGAAAATAACCCCGGATCACGTACCGGAGGTGGATTTACTGGGCGAGATCAACAAGGAGGCACGAAAAGAGCTGAATGAGTTGTACTCGTCGGGGAAAATAGGGGTCACAAGAACGATTAACGGAAAAGCCATTTATGTGAGAGAATAACATGGAAAAAGGATTCATCAAGCTGTCCCGCTCATTCTTCGATAACAAGATATGGCAGGCCGCCCGGGCATTTAGTGAGTGCGAAGCGTGGCTCGACTTGATACAGTCAGCACGATTTGAGGCATCACCGACTACGTCGCGCATCGGGTGTTATGAAGTGACATGGGGAAGAGGGCAATATCCTGCATCCAACAGATTCCTGGCAAAGAAATGGGGACGGTCTGAACAATGGGTGAAATCATTCTTGGGTAAGCTGAAACGGGAAAATATGATCGTTACGGATAATAGTCAGGGAGTGAACGTAATCACACTGATTAATTATTCTAAATATAATGGTGATACAATAGAAAACAACCCAGCTGATAACTTACTAAATAGCCCACTTAAAGACTTTAATTATAATGAGTTACAAAGATTGGTAACCCACTTAGTAACCCAGCAAATAACCCAGTTGAGAAATGAGCAACCCACCTCTAACCCAAATAATAAGAAAGAAGAAGAATATAATAATAACTCTTCTTTACGAAGTTCTAACGAACTTCTTTGTGGGACTTCACAGTCCCACGAGGAAAAAATCGACTACCGGAACTTCGTTTCTTTTTTCAATGACACCACCAAAGGGGTGTTTGGTAATATCCGATACCCACTTTCAGACAAGCGGAAAGGAATGATCAACGCCCGCATTAAGGAGCATGGCAAAAGGGCATTCGTTGAGATGATCCAAAAGGCTTATGAAAGCGATTTCCTCAAAGGGCAAAACTCAAGGAATTTCACGGCCACGTTCGATTGGCTAATAAAACCAACAAATTTTGAAAAAGTAATCTCAGGTAATTATGACAACAAAAATAGCCGAAATTTTGTCTCTGGCACAGATGGAGACGAAGAACTCATGCGAAATATCGCTGAGGGAATCGCCAGGGGCAATTATGAAAAACAGCAACGGGGAGATGTCGGTTAGCCTGTACAATGGCCGTTCTGCTGACCCAAACGAAATAGCTGTTGGTATGAAACGCCTTAAAGTAGCATTTCCCAAAATGGATAATGCATTCTTTAATCTTCTTGCAGAGCGCGTGATGGACAATGGCTTTTCATCAGAAAGATTGAAACATGCCATAAATCATGTACTTGACAATTTCCAATATAAGGAATTGAATATTTCTGATATTATCCGGTTTGACAAGCGGGTAAGGTTGTATTCCTATAACGAGGCTAGCTGTATGGTAACAGAAGGAAAAGCTGCTTTTTCCGACTTCTCCAAACGTGAAATAGACGGAACTGTTTATTTGATATTGAAAACCGATTTAATCTAAAAACGAAATGATCAACTTAAAAACAGAACGTAAGCCTTTCGGGGCTGACAGTAGGTTTGAGTATGTCGCCCTATATTGTAATGATCAGATAGAGAACATGGTACTGGACTTGGAACCTCTCATATCTGGTATGCCTTATTTTAGGCATAAGGTAAAGAATCTTTTTAATCAAATGAAGAGAGAAGTAAGATCGTATTCAGTTGACCGAAGACGGCATACAGAAATAAGCGAGTCGGAGTTTGCAGACTTAATGATCGAGATGGAAGAACGATATAAAAAGTATATCGATATACTGGTAATCAGTATCTCTAACAGCTTACTTAAAGATCGTATATCCGGCAACGACAACACTGTTCTCTCTAACTTACTTGCAATGGGAATGATAGGACAAGTAGGACATTGTACTAGGGATATTTTTGTAAAAAGCGTACAAAGTCGGTTTGGTATTCTATACACGTCTGATGTACTTGATTATCTCTATTTGGAGAAGTTCAATCATTATCTGGTCGAGTTGTATAATGAGCTGGCAACAAAAGTATTTGGGATAGATGACCGTATATACCAAGGTAAAGTGACGGAAGCTTTCAACGCATTTATTGTGAAGATATTGGGCGAAGGAGAGTTTAAAAGAGTAATAGAGAATGCAGGAATAAGATGTGAAAATGAATAAGTTGAATTATGAAAAGCATCGTTTGTATCTGATTGGCCGCATCCGTTTCAACGAATCTATCAGATGTCATAGAGTTGCTGAAAAGTACAAACGTATGTTGAATGAATTGGATAAGGAGTACGAAAATGAAAATAAAGGACTTTGATGAGAAAGTACGTATCGGCTCTCAAATCTCATTCAATGGAATGGTGTATGTAGTCGTTGACATTGATCGAAGAACACATGAGGCCATTGTTGGTAAGGCTGCTATACGAATCCGCTGTTCGGAGTTTGAATTGTACACAGGGGGAAAAGTTGCTCCATGTAAATATAATGATCCGTTTGTCAAGCTGGGGAGGCCGGGGAAACCGGTTGTTGCCGTATTCCAGAATGGTAAGAGGAAAGTATTCACCTCTCTTTCAGAAGCGTCCGACGTCTTGGGAATATCCCGTCACACGATCAATAGAGCTCTTCACGGCGAAAATACGCAAGTAGTCGGCATCCGCTTTAAATGGTGAGGAACTGGATAGGATAAAGATTGCATTTTATGGAAAAGTTGAAAGTATATTACGGTTGGGCTAAGCTTGGAAATGTCCGAAAAAAACGTGCCTTATCTGTCATGTTTGAGAACGAAAAACAGGGCTGCAGAAGTGACCGTGGGCAAAGATGCCTAAGGACAATTCAGGACACTGTATTCGAACGGTATCAGACGGAAGCGGAAGAAAAGGAAGGTCGGAAGCAGAACCGGATATTCACGGAGTATAGCTTGTTTCTCGACGAGAAACCGATAAATGGCAGTCTTGAAAGATGTTTACAGGTTAATAGCGAAGCTGATAAGAACAATGTTTCTATGGCTATGCGTGATAAGATTTCCGAAGTGTTACGGACAGCCTTCATGCAAGCGAACCCAGAGTATAAAGAACCCACATGCCAACTCTCTTTAAATTTTGAATGATATGATTAGCGAAGTATATAACATGGATTGCATGGAATATATGCGCTCTATACCGGACAAGTTCTTCGACTTGGCTGTGGTTGACCCTCCGTATTTTGACGGGCCTAACAAACTCGGATATTACGGTGGGAACATAACTTCATCCGGAGTCAGGAGAAAAGGTTATAAAGCAATACATTGGGAAGTACCTCAGGAAGATTATTTTGAAGAGCTTTCAAGAATAAGCAGAAATCAAATAATATGGGGGATTAACTATTTTCATTACAGCATTTTCGGTCCAGGAAGGATTGTTTGGAACAAAGTAAACGGTAAAAGCTCTTTTTCAGATTGTGAAATAGCATATTGCTCTATGATTAACACGGTAAGGATGTTCACTTATATGTGGAACGGGATGTTCCAAGGGAAATCACTGAAAGAAGGCCATATCCAGCAAGGCGATAAGAGAAAAAATGAAAAACGGATTCATCCAACTCAGAAACCAATAGCTCTTTATGCTTGGATACTATCAAATTACGCAAAAAGAGGAGACAAGATATAGGATACGCACTTGGGCAGTGGAAGTTCTCGTATAGCAGCCTATAAAATGGGCTTTGATTTTTATGGAACTGAGATTGACAAAGAATATTTTGATGCGCAGGAGAAAAGGTTTAAGAGGGAATGCCTTGGAATGATTGAAACATCAGGGAGAGTGATTGTACAACAGAGTCTATTTTAAGAGTCATGAGCAAGCAGGAAAGTATAGGCGACTGGTTCCAGATGGCTAGGAATTACGCCAAGGCCGAAAAGGAGCTAAAGATAGAGCGATGGGTATATATATCTATTGAGTACAAGGATGAAGGAAAGTTGGAGCCAGTCCGATTATTCTCGTACAATTTGCCTCGTGAGGTTTATGATAGGCGAAGATGGGTTGTAAGATGGAGACTAGCACGGTTACAATGCCAACATCCCAAGCAATACGTGGAATGCTTTCATAGCTACTACGACCGGCGTTCCGGTGAGAGTCTAGGTTTTGAATCATGTCTTTCCAAGTTGATTTCAGCTAAAGCTCAAGTGACGAAAGCCGAGAGGACCATGCTTGATTATATCGAGCGCAACCGGCAACACAACTTGTTCTTTGATGAGGCAACGGACGAGGATCTGGTTAAGTTCCGGGATAAGCTGAAACGGAAAAAGGCGAATGTAGCCGAATGCGAGAAAAGATTAAAAATATTGGTGGAAAGGAGAAACGATCATGGATAAAAACAAATTTAACAGAGCAATAGAATTAAACAATAAGATAGAAGCGTATAAAAAGCATAGGGAAGCACTCGAAAGATCAAATATTCAATATGGTGGTGGATTGATATTTACATACAACAACATGCACAATGATGTACCATTAAGAGAAGAAATTTTTGGTAAGGATTTCTTTCAAAATTATATGATGTCTTTAAACAATAAGATAGAAACATTGCAAAAAGAGTTTGAAGAATTATGACAACACAAGAGATTAAGCAAGCAGGAGTCCAGGCAGTTAGAGATAATTATAATTGCATCGGCAAATACCCATGTGCAGAACGTGATTATTGTATTTTTTGCAATGGGCAAAATTCTTCATTTGATTGTAATGAATGTGGAGCGGATAATTACCATGAAGGTTTTTTGAAAGCCGCCACCTGGCGTATAAATAGCGTATGGCACAATGATCTGAAAATAGGGAAACCCCAAAAGCCTATTCTGGTCCGGTTCAAGAACGGTCTGTTTGACCTGTTTGAGGACATCCGGGAATTGAAAGGAATAGAGAGCGATGTTGAGATGTTCGCTTATCTCGAGGACTTGATACCAAACACGGAGGAATGAATATGAAGACGACAATTAACAAACCTGTAGAAGTAGAAGTAAAATTTTTAAAGGTAGATGCTACCGTTCGTTATTGGCAAGATAGTGACATTAACGGTACAGAAGATTATGATTGCGAGGAAGAAACGAATGAGCCTCAAATGCCATGTGCTGAGTATATAGGAGAGCAAAACAGAACTCTTCGGGCATACGACTGGCATTGGAGGCCGATTATCGACATAGACAATGGACGCATAATTAATTGGGCCGATGGCATTACCGCTTCAATTCATTATAAGGTGTGCGACGAGTTCAATTGCGACCTTATTGATGATGGGGACAATGTCATTTATTCTTATGAGGGTTATGTGCCACGCTGCATGTGCCCCAAGGAAAATGGATATGGGGATTACATCATCATGGATATTGACAGCAATGGGTCCATTCAGAATTGGAAGCCTGAACTTGCATTAAGGATATTGGAAGAAAACGAGGATTGATCATGAAAGCAATATCCATCAGACAGCCGTGGGCGAGCCTAATCGCTCACGGTATCAAAGACATCGAGAACCGGACATGGAAGTGCCCTAAGCAGTACATCGGACAAAGGGTTCTGATACATGCGAGTGCAAACGATGGCTTTGGGCGCATCGTGAATGAAGAGGCAATATTTAAGCTTTATATTCAAAAGCTTGGAATAGAATGCAAAAAATTACCACATGGAGCTATTATCGGCAGCGTTATCATAGCCGACTGCGTACAGAACCATCCCTCAGTCTGGGCTGAAAAAGGTTGCTGGAACTGGGTACTGAAGGATGCTGTTCTGTTTGACAAACCCATCGAGAATGTGAAAGGTAAACTTAGTTTCTGGGAGTATCCTTAGGTCCACAAATAGCCATAATTATCATCAATAAAATAAGTCCAATAATGACACTAACTGTTCCTAATATGATTTTAGTGATAGAAAGCTCATGAGATTTGTCTAATAGAGTTGAAACAATTTCTATTAGTATTGATAAATTGTTTAAAGAGAAAACACAAATAAACCATTTAGAATTATCTTCAATCATAAAACGACAAAAATTTCTACTCCTTTTAAAAAGACTGAAAAAGCCAAATAGGACAATGGTAAGAAAATAAAAAACTATAGCATAAGCAATAGAAAGAGAGCAGGGAATTATAAGTTGTTGATACCATGGATATGTTTTAAACTCTCCTATTCCAACAAAGCATAGCATATATATAGTTAAAGCATTGGCTATAATACTCACTATTACTGATTTTTCATTTTCTTTGAGTGATGATAAAAATTGTGCTATAGATTCCATATCATATAAGTTTGAGTATGATACAAAAGTAAGAAATTAATTTAGAAAATGAGATTTCACTGATATCCACATGTCAGTGCTTTTTAGGAACACGATAACGGCCACACGGAAGTTATCGGGTATTTTATCTGTAGAGTGTAATAATTGATACAATAAGCGATCCTAAAGCTATTAGGATACTGATAACAAGCAGCCAAGTGTTTTTCTTATATTCTCTTCGTTGAAGTTGAAGCATTTGATATTGCTCCTGCATAAACTTACGCGTATCTTTTTCATCCATTATTTTTGTGAAATCAGATGGCATGTTTGAATATTCACGAAACAGAGTGTCAGAATCATTATGTTTTTTCATATAATACCTTTTCCAACAAAGATACACAATATTAATTCAATAACAAAATGAACTTAAATGAATTGAGATATAAAGCCTACCAGTGCGCAGTAGTCCATGGATGGCACGAAGAAAACCTGAGTAATGAACATTTCCTCTGTCTCGTCATATCTGAGCTGATGGAAGCTGTGGAAGCGGATAGGAAAGGAAAGCATACTAATCGGGATCTGTTTGAACATTACATGAATCAAAAATCACGTTCTAAGGACGAATTTATATACGCTTTCAAACATGACATTAAAGACAGTGTGGAGGATGAACTTGCCGACGCCTGCATCCGGCTGCTGGATTTGGCAGGGCTGAGAGGATATGATTTGGATAGCTTCGACTACGAAGGAAGCGATACGGAAGACTATTCCGATATGAGCTTCACGGAGGCCATGTTTCGAATTTGTGTCTATGTCACCGACAACTTCTACAGGGATGAACCATTTATTCTCCTGAATGAGATATTCGCTTTCTGTCTGGATAGAAACATCGACATTTTCTGGCACATCGAACAGAAGATGAAGTACAATGAACTTCGTCCGTACAAGCACGGAGATAAAAGCTACTGACCATGAAGCATGTATTCTACACCTTAATCATTCTGCAAGCCCTGTATGAGCTTGCGAAGCTGCTTAGATGTAAATCCCTGTACCGACATGTGAAAGTCTTTCAAAGGCTGGATAAGACATCAAAAAGATGGTATCTGATGGCACATCCGTGGCTCCATGTTGCATTGTTCATGGATACCATCGGGCTTTTGCTTTTGGGTATAGGATTGTTTTCAACCCAGTGGGTATGTTTCCTTGTCGTCTTGGCCATGAGTTTCAGCCGGATTCAAAAATTGGGAGCATGGGCGATATTCCTGGATAGTTTGGTTACGGTTATCATCTACACTTTCGCCATCTTGAACGCATACCACTTGGCATAAAACAAAAAAAGGGAGCCAGCCCACACGATTAAAAGCCAACTCCCCCACACGATTATGATGCAAATATACTAATTCATTCTAAAACTATCGTGTTATGACAAAAGAATTTTCATCAATCGTGGAGTTGAAATCAATCCGTGAACAGAAATCAAGATTATCCGAGAGAGAGAATGAGCTTTCCTCCCCTATCCTAACCGACTTTTCACTCATTCCAGAGCTGTACACCTGGTTCAAGGAATTATTGGCCGGGATGGCCTGCCCGCCCAATCCGGAGAGTGTCACCCAGCGGAAGAAGTTTCTTTTCATCGTGCTGTTCCTGTTCGCCCCCAGCGTGCTGGCCGGCGGGCGGCTTCCGAATGGTATCCGGGCAGAGATCGCCGGCGTGTTCCCGGATGTGTCCCCTTGTGTAATATCGAACAATATCGCCGATGTTTCCTTTATCTACCAGCAGTATAAGGATTTCCGGAAGGATATAGAGTATCTTTACAGCCAAATCGTTGAAAGGCTGAAAGTCAAAGGACTGATCAAGTGACCCCGTTCCGAAAGGTTCGGGGTATTTTATTCAATCAAAGCCCGGTATGCCTTGAGGTATTTATTTAACCGTACCAGGTCCTTTTCTGTAAGTTGATTAAATCTGGTAATATCCATATTGTCTTCCAGATCATGTATCTTAACCTGTCGGCCTATTGGGTTTTGCTTGGACCGAATAACAAAGTCCTCATAGCTTTCACCCTCATTCCGAGAAACAGACAATACGGCTTCCACGATCGTAGGAGGAAAACCTTCAGTAAGGAGATCGGAAGCAGTAACGCTTGTATCCTCGATTACGTCATGCAACAAGGCAACGATTTTTTCTTCTTCTGTCCGGCATCTGTTCGACACCCGTATCGGATGGAAAATGTAAGGGACACCGGCCTTGTCCGTCTGTCCTTCATGCGCTTTGGTAGCAATAACAAGAGACTTTTCAAGTAAGTTGTTGTTCATCATTGATTATGTTTTATTTTCAATTGAAAGGATGAAAGCCGGAGCGTTATGTTTTCGGCTTTTTGTTATCTTCCCCATCGAGTATCTTATATAATGTTTGATATATGTATCCTGAAAAGAATGTAACAACGATAGCCTGAAGTAAAAATATTAGACGGATGAAGATATGAGTTCTATTTCCAGTTATACTTGGATTGAATATGTTATATATAATAAAATCCCCAAAAGAAATAGTTAATTCATTATTTAATACTTTATTATAACTGGTAACTCTTTTGCTATAAAATTTAATTTTATCTTTTATAAGTTGCTGTAAAAGGCTTGCATTAATGCTATCACTACTTTTCATGGATTCTAAAATAGCATTATTTGAAGGGTGTGATAAATTATAGGATTCATTGTTTAATGAAATACCAACCCCTCTAACACCCTCAAATAATCTTTTATGTTTTTCAAATCTATTATGAATCATTCCCCCTCCAGATGGATTGACTTTTCTATGCAATCGAAGTTGTATAGTATCAGAGCAAATGATAGTATAAAATAAATCATCACTATTTAAGTAGTGAATATAAGAATATGACTTTATATTTCTAAGGATTTTGTTATACTCATGAATATATCCCTCACAATAAGCTATATTTTCATGTATAGTATTAACTTTATCAATAAGTGAATTATTTATATATCCATTTTCTATATTAAAATACTTTTTATTATCAATATAAATGAGATACTCAATTGAAAACAAAAAAGATAGGGATAAGAAGAGATAAGATATACAATATATAACCTTTGTCCAATTTGAAAAAGAATAAAAATGCTTTTTTCGCGCTTTTCGTATTATTACTAATAAAATATAAAGTAATGATATTAAAAAAGTCCATGTTAGTATTTTTAGGCACAACATACTGTATTTGAATGCCGGGAATATATCATCAAATAAAAATAATAATAATATTATTACTCCTATTAAAATGACAATAAATACACCTATCTCTATTTTATTTAACAAGAAATATAATCTCCAGTTTGGTCGTTTCATACATTTTTATTTACTATTGCATACAGACTTCTTAAGTAATCTATAAATATACTCTCTACATTCTTGTTGAAAACCACATATAAGATTTTTGTTTAATTCAAACATTTGAGTCGTTTTTGCGAACATCTCATTCATAAAATTGATTCGTTCTTTATTTTTATTTTCCAAAATAATCGGATCTTTTATTGCTGTTATTTCTGTATTAATCATTTTCAATTTAATAACATCTATATACCGCTCTTTCTCCATTTCTAAAGCCAGATTTAATAAATCACTTGCACTATGGCATAAACCTTCATCTTCAATAAATAAAGTAAACAATGGTAGGTTATTTGTCGTTTGTATAGAAAAATCATTAAGTTTTTTAATGTATAAATCTAGTGCTTCATTATCGGTGCACTTATCAATTCCGGCTACAATGAAATGTATAAAAGAAAATAGCTGTTTATTAAAGTCTATAATGACATTTCGCTCAATAGCAGAAATTTCAGTTTGTACATTGGTTAAGATAGATAATTGACCTTTGAGCTCTTCTGCCTGGTTGGTGAATTTTGTTTCGATTTCCTTTATTTTCTTTGTGATTCCACTTATCGCCTGTTTTTCTATTATTTTCTTTATCCATTCTGAGCATAGGATGATAATAAGCTGTATCACAATAAACAAAAGAATAATTTTCCAAAGTGGATATTGTGATTCAATTAATGTTTTAGTTATTTCTCCTTCCATTTCAATTAGATTATTTCAATTTCAATATAGCCTCTTACGTAATCAATACTTTTGATAATGAGTGTATAATTCTCTCCTTTTGTCGTATATTTAAAGGTTTGCCCGGCTGTAACCTGTTCTTTCCGACTTGGTTTTTCCCCTAAAGTTAAATTTATTGTGGCTTCTTTAAGGACACTTATACCATGCAATCCTATTATAACTCCCACATTATTATTAATGTATGTCTTTCCTTCATTTATCTTTGCAATTTTATTTTGTTTATCATTTACCTGAATTTCATTTAAGGTACTGGAAGACTGTTCTTGATTGGTTGTAAATATAGTATCAGTTATATTCTTTTTTGATAGAATTATATCCTCCATCTTTTTCTTAAGAACAGGAATTAGATTTGGATTTGTCGATATGCATTCAATATATATATCATTTGTTTCTTTTAATTTATTTCTCTCAATTTCAAGAATTTCAATTTTTTGATTGAGCGCAGAAATTTCACTAGCATATTTTGCTTTTTCACTTTCAAATTTTGATTTCATATTATCTTTTTCTGCGTTATGAAGGTTTTCCCTATTTTCAGAAACAATAAAATGCATTACTCCCCACATAAGTCCTGCTGATGCGATAGCAACATGAAATAAAGACCAAGCAGGATGGTTTTCTATATAATTAGACATAGCTATAACATCATTTTAATTATTTCATATTTATCAATTTCTCCAAGTCCTCAAAAGAGTGAACTTCATAAAGAGTTCCTTTCACTTTTACGTAGCCGTTCACTTCGGAATCTTCTTTTGAGCTTAAGGCATCAATTTCTTCCCGAGAAGCCAACAATTCCCAAACGGGAACATTCAATACAGAAGCAAACTTTTCAAGAGTTTCCAGTAAAAGTTTCCCAGTAAGCTGCCTACTGATTGCTTGACGTGAAACTCCCACCATATCTGCAAATTCTGCAACAGATATATTCTTTTCTTTCAGTACCTCTTTTATTCTATTCATATTGAAAACATATTTATTTCAAAGATATCCATTATCATCAACATGTAAACAGAACTATTGCTTAAATAATATTAAAATCAACATATTTATTTACTTAATACTTGAAAAAGTAAATAGTCCTATTTACATTTGCATCATCAAAAAGAAGTAATAACATTTTAAATACACACGATTATGAAGACATTGAACGAAGAAATCCAAGAGATCAAAAACATGAAAGGTTCTAAGGCTGCAAAGAAAGAGGCTTTCATCAAGTTAGGTTTAAGAAAGTATGAGATTGAACTTCTGCTTTCTGAACTGCCTAAACAAGTCAGAGAGGTTCATAAGTTTACCTTTGGCGTTGAGATCGAATGCCTGGTAGCTGCCAGCCTTATGAGAGAAAGCGCTACGAGAAACGCAATGCCATTTCGCTATGAAGGTTACAATCATACAGACAACAACCACTATTATAAGTTCGTTTCTGATTCATCTATCAGAGGTGAAAATCCTATCGAATGTGTGTCGCCGGTTCTCACTGGTAAGGCAGGTATGAAAAGCCTCGAGAACTGCTGTAAGGCTTTGAATGAGGCGGGTGCACAGGTGAATATATCTACTGGCTTACATGTTCATATTGGGGCTGCAAATCTGTCTGACAAGGCTTATGTGAACGTATTCGAGAACTATCAGAAATTAGAGAGAGTGATTGATACGTTTATGGCAAGGTCAAGACGAGCCAATAACAGCCAGTGGTGCAGAACACTGCAAGGATTGAACTTTGACCAGTGTATGACAAAGCATGATGTTTTAAGCATTATGAGAGGTGACAGATATTTCAAGGTGAACGCCTGCTCTTATTCTCGCCATCAAACAATTGAGTTCAGACAGCATCAAGGTTCTACAGACTTCGAAAAAATTTCTAACTGGGTAAACTTCTGTGCCAAGTTGGTGGCCTGGTCCAAGAAGAACGTACTGAGTTCAGAAGTTACTTCAATCGACGAGATACCTTTCTTGACAACGAAAGAAAAATCATTCTTCAAATCACGTGCTGAGGTTCTTGCATGAGCCTCGCACGATTAAAATCAATTAATTATGTGTTGCATTATCTATAAGCCAAAAGGTGTCCAGATGCCAAGTCTGGATACTCTTGCTAAAATCAAGAAGTTAAACCACAACGGTTACGGGTTTGTGTCAACCAATCATTTTCATAAGGGACTTGATTATCGGACATTCTTACGCCACCTGTCAGAGGTTGGTGTCGACGAGGACTGCATTCTTCATTTCAGACTGGCCACGAATGGGTCTATATGTAGGGCCAACTGCCACCCGTTCGTCGAGAATGACGTTTATTTTGCCCATAACGGCGTTTTAAATGTGTATCCAGTTGGCGACATGACAGACAGCGAAATCGCTTTCAGAACGATGGTTTACCCCGCCATTAAGAGATACGGATATGGTAGCCAAGAAGTATATCGCCTTATCAATTCATTTATCGGGTATTCAAGGTTTGCCCTCATGTATAGGGGTGAAGTTAGATTATATGGCGATTATACCAAAATTAATGGTGTGTATTACTCTAATTTAAGATGGTTATGATAGAGAAAGAAATTCTGCAAGAAATAATCGAGTGGCTGGGTAATGATACCAGCTACCTGTCTACAAGGACAGACTATGCCAAGGGATATAAAGACGGGATCGAACAAGCAAAAGGGATCGTTGAAAGTATCATCAACGGGCACGCCCCGGATTTATTAGCAAACAATTAGCATATTGTTTCGTATGTGTTGAATTGTTATTCAAAATTGTCTTCATAATTAGGTATCTTTGTGATAAAGGTACTATCGCGGAATGGAGCAGATGGTTAGCTTACCACTTTGACTTGGTGGGGGTCACAGGTTCGAGTCCTGTTTCCGCAACTAATTTTAAAATATACACGATTATGGAAATACTTACTCTTATCATCAAACAGAAGTTCTTTGACGAGATCTTATCGGGCAAAAAGAAACAAGAGTTCAGAGAAATCAGACCCAACACTCAGAAGAAATACTGCCAGCTGGACGCTGATGGTTATTGTGTCGAGAAAGACGGTGAACTGCAGCCTAAACACTATGATGCCATCCGATTCTTCGTAGGCTACAATAAAGAAAGGGCCAGCGCACTGGTCGAAGTCAAAGGCGCAAAAATCGAGCTGTTTGAGGACGAGAACCACAACTTTATCGAATACACCTATCAAGGTGAGATATACCTGGCCGCCCAGGTTGTTTATGACCTCGGCGCAGTGATAGAAAAGCATGTTTAACCCTTTAAATTTGTTGTTGAGTCAGAACAAACAGAAGTACATTTTCAACGAGTAACTACCGTGGCGGTCGTACTGGATTGACAGACCCGAACACAGGTAGAACGTCTCAGGGCGGCAGATACATCACCCGCCGGCAGCAGTATTATAACGTCCGCACAGGACTTGGAATGAGTGGCGGATAATGACGCTGCAAGAAAGGACATACGGCAGCATTGACCGCATTCGTGAGAAAACGGATGCGGCTTTGCTGTTTCTGTCCTTGGGTAAGGATTCTTTGGTTTTACTGGATATGATCTATCCGAAGTTTGACCGGATTGTCTGTGTGTTCATGTACTTTGTCAAAGGATTAGAGCATATAGAGCGATGGATCGGCTGGGTAAAAGCCAAATATCCAAAGATAGAATTTGTCCAAGTGCCCCACTGGAACCTTACCTACATTCTTCGTGGTGGCCTGTATTGTGTGCCAAATTCTAAAGTGAAACTTTTAAAGCTGGCCGATGTGGTGAAGGCCATGCAACTCAGATACGGACTTTACTACACTTTTCTCGGCATGAAGAAGGTTGATGGAATGAACCGCCGTTTGATGCTGAAAGGATATGAAGCCAACGGGTACGAGAACAACGGCATGTGCTACCCTTTGGCCGACTGGACGCAGAAAGACATCTTATCTTACATGAGGCAGAACGGTCTGCCAGAGCCGGTCAGATATTCGCTAAAGGCCAGTTCAGGCGTAGGATTCAATCTGGATTGCATGTTATGGCTGGAGAAGAACTACCCCCAGGATTTACAGAGAATTTACAAGGTTTTCCCGATGGCTGAGAGAATCCTTTGGGAACATAAACAAAAGCAACAGGCATGGAACTGAGCAAATACATAAAGAGTGAATCGGTGGAACTTAACCGTTCCGCCATTCACTTCGCAGATTATAATCCCCGGAAACTGTCTGAAGAATCCCGGAAGACATTGAAACGGGGTATCAAGAAGTTCGGACTTGTCGGAGGAATTGTAGTCAACAAGCGGACCGGACTTACTGTCGTGTCCGGCCACCAGCGTCTGACGGTTATGGATGAACTCCAGAAGTTCCCGGAAAATGACTACAAAATCCGCGTTGATGTAATTGAGGTGGATGAGAAGCAGGAGAAGGAGTTGAATATTCTGATGAACAACCCGAACGCACAAGGATCTTGGGACTATGACGCATTGGCCCGCTTGGTTCCTGATATTGATTACCAGGATGCCGGTCTGACTGCTGCTGACCTGAATATGATTGGCTGTGACTTTCTCCTTCAGACCGAAGAAGAAAACTCCATAGCGAATGCTTTGGAGGACATGATGGCCCCAGTGGCAGAACAGAAAGAAGCCGAGAAAGCTGCCAAGCAGATGGAAAGAGCCGAGAAAGTGGCCCACATGAAAGAAGTAAAGCAGCAGGTGAAAGATGCAGCCCAGAAGCAGGCTCAGGATATGGATGCCTATCTGATGCTCTCCTTCGATACATTTGAGGCCAAAGCTGCCTTCTGCGAAAGATTCGGCTATGACCCCTACTCCAAATTTATCAAGGGTGAGGTATTCGATGAACAGGTAGAAAGGATTGAATGATATGGATAATCGTGAATCTCTAAATATGAAATCTAACAGGGGAAGGAAACCTAAATTTGACTACACAGGTAAGGAATTTCTTTCCAAAGTGGAAGGTTATGCCCAAAAGGGATTCACCGACAAAGAAATCGCCTTTGCGCTCGGACTGGGGCCGCAAACCTTCTGTGAGAAGAAAAGTCAATACAGAGAATTGTCGGAAGTATTATCGCGCGGGCGTGCGACAATCACCGCCGCTGTGCGTGCCAAGTTCCTTGCAATGGCTTTGGGTGGCATCAAGACCAAGAGTACCGTAGTGAGAAAACTGAAGGATCAGGACGGAAACCTTACCGGCGAAGAAGAGCTTCAGGTGAGTGAAAGCGAGCTGGCTCCGAACCTTCAGGCGATGTCTGTTTGGCTGTACCACCATGATGAAGAGTGGAGAAAGGTTGAACGCCGGCAGGATGAAGAAAACGACCTTCATCGCGAGAATGGTATAGACATAGACAAATGGATGGAGGAAAACGAGAGTGAAGATTAAACCCCAGAAAATATATGCGCCGCTCTACCACAACAAGGACAAGTTTATCATTCTTGTAACCGGTGGGCGTGGAAGCGGTAAGTCGTTCAATGTATCTACGTTCATTGAGCGATTGCTTTTCGAAGTGCGCCACCCGTCCCCGGAAAAGAGAATCGTCCATCAGATACTCTATACCCGTTACACGATGGTTTCCGCCCACATATCCGTTATCCCTGAATTCATGGAAAAGGTAGATTTGGACGGTCACTCTAAGTATTTCCGAAGTACCAAGACTGATGTAAAGAACCTGCGAAGTGGCGGGTGTGTCATGTTCCGCGGCATCAAAACATCATCGGGCGTACAGACGGCCAAGCTGAAATCCATTCACGGTATAACCACCTTCGTGGTGGACGAAGCAGAGGAATGGGTATCGGAAAAGGAATTTGAAACCATCATGCTTTCCATCCGTCAGAAAGGAATCCAGAACAGAATCATCATCGTAATGAACCCGACCGACTCAAACCACTGGGTCTATAAGCGTTTCATTGAGAACACCCACAAGATGGTGGAGATTGACGGTGTACAGGTGCAGATTTCCACCCATCCGAATGTCCTTCATATCCATACCACCTATTTCGACAACATTGAGAACCTTTCCCCTGAGTTCCTGAATGAAGTCAAGGAAATGAAGGCTAATAATCCTGAGAAGTACGCCCATACCGTTATCGGCCGATGGGCAGATGTGGCTGAGGGTGCAGTGTTCAAGAAATGGGGCATTGTGGACGAGTTCCCGATGTGGTGCAAGAAGGTAGGAATCGGACTGGATTTCGGTTATAGTGTTGACGTTACGGCAGCCGTAAGATGTGGAATCGTAGACAACGCGATCTATCTTGACGAGATTGATTACAGGACCAACCTATTATCTTCCGATATTATCAAGTCACTTCGTCCGTGGAATCTGCCGGTATATGCAGACAGCGCAGATCCTCGACTTATCCAAGAAATCCATAACGGAGGAGTTAGAATCTATGCCACCGAAAAAGGTGCAGGTTCTATCGTTGCAGGTATTGATAAAATGAAAGATATGGAGATTTTCGTGACAAAACGGTCATATAATCTGCAGAAGGAGCTAAGAAACTACGTTTGGGACAAAGACAAAGATGGAAATTACATCAATACACCAGTGGACGCCAATAATCACGCGGTAGATGCTTCCCGGTACTATGTTTTATCAGCTTTACTTGGCAAGATTATGAAGCCGAAAAATCTATCAGAAGTATTTGGACATTAAAAATTAGTATATGAGAACCTTAGAAGAAATTTTAGCTATACCCGAAGTAGAGAGAAAAATCTACTACCTGAAGAAAGGGCGCAAAACCGAGCTTCCCAACGCTCATACCCTCTACAACGACTGGAACCCGAACAAACACGAGATAGTGATTGACGAGGAGAAATATCCGAAGATTAAGATCACTACCAAGCCGGAAGAGAGAATAACCGACCCGGCCACTGGCAAAGAGTATGTAGAACCGGCCGTAAAGGAAGAAGTAGAGCCGAACCGCATCGCCCTTCCCATTGAGCAGGACATTGTAAACCTTCAAACAGCTTTCACCGTAGGCACAGAACCTGTCCTCGATTGCCAGCCGGACCAGTCGGAAGAAGGTTTACTTTCCGCCTTGAAGCAGGTATTCAAGAAGAACAAACTGAAATACCAGAACAAAAAGGTTGTTCGGGCGTGGCTGGCCGAGCAAGAAGTGGCCGAATACTGGTATGTGGTTAGGGATGATGGTTTCTGGTCCAAGCTCAAACGAAAGGTCACAGAAATCTTTGGTAAATCCAAACCCGAGTATCGCCTGAAGAGTGCCATCTGGTCTCCGTTCCGGGGCGACAAGCTCTACCCTTTCTTCAATGACCAGGGGGATTTGGTGGCCCTATCTCGTGAATACAAGAAGAAAGACCTGGACGACGTAGAGATAACCTGCTTCATGACCATCACCAAGGATATGGTTTATCAGTGGGAGCTGACAAGTAACTGGACAGATAAGGGTTCATTTGCCCACGGGTTCAAGAAGATGCCGGTAATTTACATGTGGAGACCAGAAGCGTATTGCGAGAAGATCAAGAGCCTTCGCGTAAGACTGGAGAAGCTCCTTTCAAACTATGCGGACTGCATCGACTACCACTTCTTCCCTATCCTCATGCTGTTTGGCGACGTACAGAACTTCTCTGGTGAGTTCAAGAATCGGATTGTACAGCTTACCGGACAGGGAGCGAATGCCCAATATCTTACCTGGAACCAGGCGAGCGAAACGGTGAAATACGAAGCGGAGACCCTATTCAGCCAGATATATAGTCTGACAAATACGCCGCGTATCTCCTTCGATTCATTGAAGGGTACCGGAAGTGCGGTATCAGGCGTGGCCTTCGATTATGTGTTCATGTCCACCCACCTGAACGTTGAAAACCTGAATGAAACGGTCGGCGAGTTCATGCAACGACGGGTGAATTTCCTTGTCTCCGCATTGGGTTCCGTGAATTCCACCCTCGAAGCAGCCTCCGAGACCATCGACGTGGATGTGCAGATGCAGCCCTACCGACTGGAGGACATCAAGGACAAGATAGATACCGCCATCAAGGCCAAGGACGGTGAAATCTGGTCACAGCAGCGGGCCATCACCTTTGTAGGGAATGTAGATTCCGTTCTGGACGAGATTGAAGCCATCAAGGAAGAGCAGGCAGAGAAGCAGAAGAACGACATCGAGAAGCAGAAACAGCTTTCTACGTTAAAATGGAATGAAACAAAATCTTAAAAACAGAACATCGTTGGCAGAAAATTTACGGGGTTAATACAAAACCGAACGACATAAAATCTTAAATATAGAACATCCGAATAGCGGTATCTTTATGGTATCGCTATTTTTTGTGCAATTAATTTGCAGATTCATATTGATAAACTATATATTTGTGTTTATGTTTAACTTTAAAATATAGAAAACTATGGGCAAACCTATCAAAATGGGAAATGACGAATTTATCCTGTATTGTCGTAAACAAAATAAAGGTGACAACAAAAGTACAGCTCAACTGGGAAAAATTATTTGGGAATGGATCAGAGATTATGCAGGAGGTAAAAAAGTAGGTAAACGGGAGAACTGTGAGTGGGGCGAAGAAGCTGATAATGTTTCTGCATCAGGACTCCCATACACAGCTACCCAATTTGAATTTGATAGGGACTATCTTCCTGCCTTATATGACTATCTCGACAGCTTATAATTATAGTAAAAACACGAATATTTTCTTTTTAATTACTCGTTATTTTACTATATTTGCATCGTAATTAAGTCTTAAACGCTATGAGCTACAAATCAGTTAAAGACGTTGTAACGCTGCTTACTGAAAATGGCTTTTGGTTCGTGAGGCAGAAAGGCAGTCACATGGTTTACGCTGATGGTAGTCATGTAGTTATTGTCCCTGACCACGGCAAAAAAGGCGTTGAGAAAGGCACTTATTACAACATTTTGAGGCAAGCGGGGCTTAAATAAGCCCCCTCCTCTTTTGTTTAATAATAAAAGGAGGTATGTATGAAAACCGTTGAAGTGATTGTAGAACATGCTGGGAATAATCTGAGTGCCTACATTGAAGGTGCTCCGGTGATTACTGTCGGAAACGACGTAAAGGAAATCGAGAAGAACATGAAGGAAGCTGTTGATCTTTACCTGGAGTCATGCAAAGAGATGAACATCGCTCCGGTGGAAGTATTACAGGGAGAGTTTACCTTGAAGTTCAAGATAGATGCTGCTACCTTCATCAACTATTACAGCAGTATCTTTACCAAAGCTGCTTTGAGCCGGATAACCGGAATTAATGAACGCCAGTTGTGGCACTATGCGGCTGGAGTGCACAAACCACGCAAGCAGCAGTTAGAGAAGATTCAAAAAGGTATCAATGCGCTGACAGATGAACTGGCAGCTATAAATTTGTTGTGATTATGATAGATGTTAAAGAATTAAGAATTGGAAATTATGTTCAACCTATAAATGATAGTGGCAGAGAGGCAAAAATTGGAACTGCATTTGCTATTAATTGCAACTTTGTTAGTGTTAATGGTAACAATAACCCATATGATTATCATCGCATTGAACCAGTTTTAATAACAGAAGATATTTTGAGCAAATGTAACTTCGTAAAACGAGAATGGGGTGATACTGTTGTTTATTATAATCCGTTAATGGAACTTGATGCTTATTTTCGTTTAAATAGAGTTGATTATAATATAGAGGTCAAATATTTACATCAGCTTCAAAATCTATTTTTTGATTTGACTGGGAGAGAGTTGGAAGTAAAGTTCTGATTTATTATGGAGGAGATAATAAAAAGGTTTATTGTTTTTTTTGAAAGTGACAGAATTTCAATTTCTCGCAAAATAGCTATCCCTTTATTAGTAGTATTGACCATTTTATTATTGGATAATATTTTGGGAACATCATATTATTGGATAAACGAAATGGAAACTGATTATATTGTAAAAGTTGAGGAAGCTAAAAAAATATGTGAATCTGATTCTGTATTAGTAGCTCATTTTGATGAAAAAATATCAAATGCAATAAATCGACAAAATGTTTTTCAATGGTTTGCTTCATTGTTTAAAAATACAGGGCTTGAAAATGTAGAAGAGTCCAATAGTACAAATTTAAATGGAAATATATTTTCTAAAATAGAGAAATGGTTCCCAGAAATTAAAAGAAATCAAATGTGGCATACCATAACTTCTTCTCTTTTATGGATTATTTTTTTAGCTTTCTTATCATTATTCCTGATTTTTGCACCATTTGTCGTTGAGAAGGATAAAGTTGCTACTATATTAGGTGTTATAATTGGAATTGGTATATTAGCATTTTTAATCTGGATAACTCAGTGGATATTTGGTTTGATTCCTGTAATACTTAATAGAGCATACATAAATTATATTTTGCAATTAATAATAAACCTCATTCCAATAATAGCTTTGACTGTTGGAACAATAAAGGAAGTAAAGAAGAAAAAACTTTCATAATATCTTCAAATATTAAAGAAAGCGTGACTACTGTGGTAATCACGCTTTCTTTTTGCCTAAAAACGAACATTCTCTTAATTGTTTCGTATCGTTAGCCTTAAAATTTTCCCTTCCTTTTCTCTATAAGTAAATTTACCGTATGAAATTACTAATCAAACTCATACGGTATGACAATCTTTGAACAAATCTTGGCAGGACTGCAACAGAAGTTTTCTGGGGTGGACACTGCTACACTTACCCGTATCGCTACCAAGAAGGCAGAGGGTGTAACGGACGAGAAGAAGGTGACCTCCATCGTCGAGGGTATCTCATTTCAGGACGTGATGCAAAACTATGGTGATTTCCGTGCAGGACAAGCGCAGACTTCCGCAGTTACCAACTACGAGAAGAAGCATGGGCTGAAAGACGGAAAGCCAATCGAGGAACCGGAAGAAAAGAAAGACGAAAAGAAGGATGAGAAAAAAGACGAAGTTCCTGCATGGGCCCAGGCTTTGATTGATTCCAACAAGTCCATTTCTGAAAAGCTGTCTGCTTATGAATCAGAGAAAGCGCAGGCGCAGCGCAATTCTCAGATCTCGGCAGTGGCGAAGAAGTACGGTATTCCCGAATTTATGCTGAAAGACCGCAATATTCCTGAGAACACGGACTTGGATACTTACTTCAAGGACATGAAACAGGATATGTCTAACAGCGGATTCCAGTTCGCTAAAGCCCCTGAAACAGCCGAACAAAAGCAGGAGCAGGAAGCAAGCGAGTTCGCCAAAATGATTGAGGCGGACACAAAATCTATTGTCGAACAACAAAACAAGTAATTTATGGCAGCAGGATTTAAGTACAACATCGAGCCTGAACCGTCTGTAGAGGAGCGTTACGACGTGGAGACCGGACGCAGACGCAGAGGCCCTTACAAGCTGGACACGACCAACCTTGTAGCTGGTTCGTTCCTTCCATCCTTCACACCGATTGCCGCCGACCTAGTAAAGAAAACCGCTCAGGTGGCTATCCGTGTAGAAGTCTATGAAAAGTTTACGACTGGTTCCAACACCACGTTGAAAATCAAGAAAAACTCTTTGGCCTATGTAGGTATGCACCTGGGCGACGGTTCGCATGGAGCTACCATCAACGCCATCGACAAGTCCGACAAGGCTTTCGACAAGCTGACCTTGGCGGCCGATTTCGGTGCCACACTGAATGCAGGTACGGTCCTTTTTGAAGCAACAGCAGTTGGTGGTACTACTCCGAAGGTAGTGGCCAATTCAGCTTTGTACGAACGCGAAAAGGTAGAGGAAGGTATCATTCTGGTGGCCTTGCTCATGCGTGCATTTGAGATTGAACCCACCAAGTTGGCTATGCCTTTCCATGCAAAGGACAAGGAGAACATGCCGCATTTCCAGTTTAACGAATAAAGAAGGAGGACTAAGATATGATGCTAACTATCTATACCCTGTTTAACGAACCCAAAATCGTTAACGCCGTTATCCAGCGCGTCCTTCAGACCCGTAAGGATACAATCTACTGGCAGCAGTACCTCGACTTCCGCAGAACGACCACCCGTGTATTCAAGGACTATATCGGTCAAGTTACGGGCGTGATGGCCGGTTCCATCAATTCGCGCTATGGAGAAAAGCCTATCCGCGAACGCCGGAACATCGGTTCTGGATATGGTGAGATTGCCTATCTGGGCGACCGCTATCAGATTTCTATCGACCGTTTGTCCGAACTTCAGGACTTGGTGGACAAGTTTAATGCCGCAAAGACAGCCGACCAAGTTGCTGCCATGCAGGATATCGTGAACTTCATCTACGACGACTACCGCCAAGTGCTCCTTGCCGCTCACAAGCGTATGGACATCGTTGTCGGTTCTTTGTTGATGACTGGCAAGGCCCAAGTGAAGAACAAGGACGACAATGCCGGAGGAATCGACCTTTTGGATATCGAACTTCCATTCAAGTTCATCACTCCCGAAGCCGAAGACAAGGCCAACTTCATTACCTACCTGCAGCAGCAGATTAACGAGCTGAAGGCCGTTTACGGCACCTTCCCGAAGATGATCATGTCACGAGGAACCTTCGTGAAGAATATCATCGGTTCGAGCGAGTTCGGCGACAAGTTCAAGATGCAACTCACAGGTAACGAGATGTACATGTCGACCGGATTGATTACTTCCCAACTGGCATCTTCTATATTTACAGGCATCGGGCTTCCGGCTATCGAAATCAAGGAAGACTATGTTCTGGACCAGTCCGGCAAGAACGTGCAGATTTACGCAGACAACCGAATCACCCTGCTTCCGCAGGACAAAATCGGGTACATGCGTTTCCACACGCCCTACGAAGCCGTGGACGGAGTACCTGGACGCAACTACAGCCAAGCCGATGGCGACATGCTCATCTCCGGCTATAAGGATGGTAATGGCCGTTATCTGGAATACACAGCCGAGTGGATTCCGCAGATCACGAGTCCGAACCTGATTGTGAACTTCGATTTGTCAACCATGAACGCATGACGGTAAACGACTACATATCACAGAAGTTTCAGACCTTCGGCATCAATTTGTCGGAGGCTGACCTTTTGGAGATAAGTCTGTCTTCAGGGATAAGCGGAGAGGATGAGATGGGCCCGTCAAACATCGGATTGATTTCGGTGGCTATGGCGAAGTTCATCCCCTCTCTATTACTCCGTGCCACTTCCATCAACGAGAACGGTTTCTCTATGTCCTGGAATACTCAGGGCTTGAAGGAATACTACTCATTCTTGTGTAAGAAGTACGGTCTTGAAGACACGTTAAGCGATAAACCTAAAGTCAGATTCCTATGATATTCGCCCCGCATACATTACAGGTTAAAGTCGCCACTCCGATGGAAACGGACGAGTTTGGCCGGCCCATTCCAGGAACCGGTGGAGAAAGCTGGCAGGATGTGTGTCGGTGCCGGTGTGACGACAACTCCACCGAGGAGTTTACTTCGGAGAATGGCGAGGTGTACCGACCGAATTATCACGTAGTCTGTGAGAAGAAAATCTCGTTGAAGGCTGGTGATGAAGTCAGATGTATGGATGGTGAGAATATCCGGGGAAACGGCAAGGTTTATATGGTCAAGAATACGAATTATTTTGGTTACTCAGAGATATGGCTGTAAAGTTTGATTTTTCGGACGTGGATAGCTTTTTCGACCAAGGTTATGCCGAGGTAAAAGCTGTTGAAGAGAAGGTCGGCAAAGAGGCTGTCGATTATGCTGTGAAGAACGGTAGTTACCAGAACCGGACCGGAACGCTCCGTAAGTCAAACAAGTATTCAGTTCAAGATGACGGACTGGAATTGAGGAATAAAGCCGAATACGCTTCGTTCGTGGAATCCAAAGGCTACGAAGTTCTGACTGGTGCAGCCCTATTTGCTGAGAGGCGATTGAAGGAGGAAATCAAATGATAGTAACTACCGACATAGCGAACATACTTTACCGTGATTGCCAGCCTTTCGGCATATCCATCGTTCCTCATGGTAAGAAGCTGACGGGACCGATGAAGTCTGAAAGGATTGTCATTCACGCCAAGAAACAGCAGCCAGGGACGTACTGGAAGAAATCTTTCGTAGAAGTGAACCTTTGCGTTCCAGACCTGAAAGAAGGCGAAGCCAACACCATCCGGCTGAACGAACTGGAGAAACAGGCACAAGAATTGTTTGACGGCGTAACCGGTCGCTACGACGGTACCACCTATCATTATTCCATCGACACAATCGGGACAGAGGAGGACACAGCCTTAAAGTGTCACTATGTGAATGTAAGAATTTTGTTTGAAGTTTTAAATGTGAAATAATATGGCAGAAGCAAAGAAAATCACCGCCGTGAATATCAAGAAACTTTGGTATGGCGAAACAAGTGCTATTGCAGACGATTTGACCGGACAGGCTTTGTACACTCTTTTGCAGGGTGAAACCTTGAAAGAGGTAAAGAACATCCATCAGGATACCTGGACGCTCGAAGAAGCAGAAGCAAGCCGAACGAACTACAAGAACCAACTCACGAATCAGACCTATCGCAGCGACAAGGAGATGGGTGACGTGACGGTTAACTTTACCATTGGCGAGTACGACTATCCGACCAAGAAAGACCTCATGGGAGGTGATGTCATCAACACCGACAAGGGATGGAAACGAGCCAGAGGCAAGGTGAACATCGAAAAGTTGATTGTTTCCCTGACCGAAGACGACCAGTATTGTGTCATTCCTCGTGCCGACATCGGTGCCCGCGAAGCAACCACAGACAAGGCTGTCGGCCTTCCGGTAAGTGCCGTGGAACTGGAGCCGAAAGACTCGACCATCGCTCCGGAATACTGGTTTGATTCCGAAGAAGTAAAACAGGGAGCTTAAAAACATAGAAGTGTTTTTCAGGATGGCGGTGGGTGGTTGGCTCACCGCCTTTTTTATATAGAACAGTTATGAACACAGGAGCGAAAATCATATCAGAATCCATCATAGGAATGGATTTCAGAACGATAATCGTAGGCGGCAAAAGTTATACGGTCTATCCGCCTACCATCCACAAGCTGGCAGGGGCCATTTCCCATCTTTCAAACATACAGGATGCGGAAAGCCTGAGAGAAGTCCTGCTCTCCCTTGGAAACAGTGAAGCATACAGCAAGGCACTTTCGTGGCTGATTGCTGGAGACGAAAGTCTGAATGAAGAATTGTCACAGGGTACACTGGACGAGGTGGTGGACGCCTTGGATGAAACCCTTTCCATGATTGATTCCAAGGTTTTTCTCAAAGCTGTCAGCTTGGCGAAGAACGTAAGCCTGCTGGCAGCGAAACCGAGGTTGTAGGAAATGATACTCTACTGGGACAGATAGCGTCGTTCATGGAAAATCTGCACCTGTCCTACCGGGAAGTGGTCTATGAGATACCATACAGAAATTTAGTAATCATGCAGCGTGACAAGCTCCATACCGTTACCGGCACGAAGGTTACAAAGGTGAAAGGTAAGGACATGGCTTCGCGCAGAAGAAGAAACAAGAAATAGATATGGCTACACTATACTTTAAAGTCAGTTCAGACTATGATGAAGTTATCCGTCTTAGACAAGAATGTGAGAAGCTGGAAGTCCAGTTGAAGAAGATGGACGTGAACAAATCTCCGGCCGCAGCAAGGGCATTGGAGACTCAACTTGCATCTACCCGTCAGCAGATGATGGGACTGATAACAGAGGCGGCTAAGGCTGGTGCTGTGATGGAGAATGATCTCAAGAAGAAGCTCAATTCTGCCTCGAAGGCTTCCGACGAGCTGACCGAGGAAATCATCAAGCAGAAGAAAATTATCCGTGATACTCAGGATGATGTCAGACGATTGTCTGATG